AGGTATTATTTTAGATGCCACATATTTACGTGCCGCACCTGCTGTTGATGCAGTAAGAGATATGCCTCCTCCTGATATACCACCGAGTATAGCACTGTTAGCTACATTTTTTGCTAACTTATAATAATTTATATCTTGTATGTTTTCTCCTTTTGTTATTCTGTCTGATAAATCTTGAATAGCAGTAGTTGCTCCTTCAGAAGCGGCTTCTTGACCAAAATCTTTCAATACAGATTTAACAAAACCTTCAGCAACAGCTTTTGCAGCCTTAGGATTACCGACTGCGGAATTAGCAGCCTTTCTTAAAATCTTATTAGTTGTGCCTTCAAATACAGCCTCAGCTGCACCATATATACTAGCATTCAATAGATTACCAATACCTACATCTCCTTCTTTAGAAATATCCTCTTCTCTTTTACCTGCAGCAGAAGTGATTGCTAAAGCTGGCAAACTTGCCATACCAATAGCCATATAAGGAGCAGATTCGAATGTGTTTTTAATCCTTGGTAAAGAACCTTTTTAATAGATTCTGCATTTGGGTTTTCTCCAAACTTAGCTAATTCATCTACAACATCAATCTCCTCTTGACGAGTCTTCTTGTAGATGTCTTCTGATTTTTTATTAAGATAATCTGTAGCTTCTTGAGATGCTTGTGCAAAACGACCTGTAGGCGTAGCTGCACTAAGAGATCCTGCTATTGCATCTCTTACTTGCTTCTTGACATTTGATGGTAATTTATTGAAATCACTAGAACGTCCAGTTACACTAGACATGATATCTATAGCAGCATTTTGTGCAAACTGAGGAACAGAAGCAATAGAAGCTAATGCTTTAGCACCAGCTCCTTTGAATGAATTCCAAATGTCATCAATCATTCCAACTTCTTCCTTACCTGCTTTTGCAGGAGAAGCCAAAAGTCCACTCCCTTGAATCTTTGGAGATACCGATGAAGTAGGTTTTGGAGTTGGTTGACCAACGGATTCCATAGAATTTTTTTTTTTTAATATATCTAAATCTGAATCAGTAATGGTTTCAGAAAAGTTATCAATAGGGATGACAGAATCACCATCAAGAACACCATATTGCCCCTGCTTTTGAACAAGTTTCATATTTTCTGAAATAGGTAATACTGTGTTAGACGCTTCGTCTAAGATACCATATTGGCTACCTTTTTTTACTAATCTTTGTTTTGCCATTATATATTTATATTAACTATTGCCAGCCTTCAGCTGAAACTCTTGTTCTTGTTGCGGGTGCTGTAGATTGCCCTCTGTTTGCTTCAAAATACTCATTACCTTCAATGTAATCAGTAGATGCGGCTAATGGGTCCTGCTTAGTACTAATATAAGTGTATACATCTTCAGGACTCTTCAAGTCTCTAACAACCAATGCACCTTTCTTTCTATTGCCTCCAGCATCTACAGTCATCTCGTTACCAGTAATTCTGATAATTGGAGGAAGTAAATTTCCTGCAGAATCTCTTTCTCTAACAAAAGTAACTTTAGGAGAATCTAACCCACGGTCAGATGCAGCAGATCTAAGTAATGGCCATTGTGGGCTATTTTGTCTAGCAGCCCAAATCTTATTGGCTGTTTCTGCTCTAGTAGTAATAGTTTTAATTCTTGTGTTTTCTTTTTTATCTGCAGTAGTTGGCTCCTTAGCTTCTCTTGGTTGCTGTGGAGCAAACCCTTGAGTACGTGTTTCTTTATACCCAACACCTACTTCAATTTGGTCACGAACATATTGCTTTGCAACTTCTTCTTGTTTGGCTGTAGGAACAGGCTCGTATACGCCATTGTTTCGCTGTACCTTGATTAATTTATCCTCAGGTGTACCTTTTGCTATTAACTCTTTTTTCTGTGCGTCAGACTCAAAGAATTGGTAGTCACCAACGTAATCAGTAAGCACACTTGTAGTTGAACGAGGTGTTACAGTTAATGCATTAACCTGAGCATCTAACGCTTTATTAAATGAAGGGTTTTTACGTGCATCTTCAATATTTAAAATTTTGCCACTTCCTTTATCAATAGATACACCATAATCAGCAATACGCTTCAAAAACGTGGTAACTCCATCGTTAATATCAACCTTCAAGTCAACCAAGTTTCCTGGGTTAAGCATTGCTGATGGACTGTAAACTTGTGAGTCAGAAGCTATAGTTCCTGTTTTAGGATCAATGTTTGCTCGATATAATCTGCCTGTCTCAGGGTTAACCATAATCTTAGCATCTTTTAAGTTGCTAAGTTTAGCGTAAGTCAATGCATTGTATTGACCAAGTCCGGACATTTTACCTTCTGTAATTATCTTTTGAACTCCAGTAATAGTATTTCCATAACCCTTAACTGCTTTATTCAATGTAGACCAATCGGTCATTGCAGTGTTCTTATACAACTTATAGTCTGCCATTGTAATGGCTCCTTTTTTCAATAAATCATATTGCGTTTTCATGGCACTACGAACCTCGTCAACACCTTTATAAATCATCTCATTAAGAGATTGATCTGTGGTTTGTTCGTAATCACCTATTTTAGAAAATGCCTCATTATAGTCATCTTCTATTTTAGTTTTCTGAGCCTCTCGATCCTCCTTTATTTTGTTGTACTTATCAAATAAGTCGTTGCCAATCTTACCCCAATCGACTGGGGGAACTTGATTACCTACATATCCTGCAAATTCTGCCATTTTATTTTTTTATTTAAAATCCTAAACTAGACCAAGAATATGGAGCAGGTTGTTGATTCCAATTTAATGGAGATAATACACCCATACCTGGTGCCATAGGAGGAGTAGGAGCTAAAACTCTTGTGCCAGTAGGCATCAAAGGATTATTTTTTAGATAGTTCTCATATTGACCTTGAGCAGCTTGCATTTCAGGAGTTGCCTTTGGCCCCGCCCAAATAGGATTTCCCTTTGTTCCTAATTCACCTTTCCCTTGTTCCCCATATAAAGGTTGGTTTGCAACACTTTGAAGTAATACATTACCACCTATTTGAGCTAACCCAGAAATACCTGAATTTATTTGTTGCTGACCATAAGCTGCAGCAGATTGAGCCCCAGCTAATCTTTGTTGTTCTAACCCAGATTGTCTAGCTAAATTTCTTTGCTCAACTCCTTGAGCATTTTGTGCTTGAGCAAAATCGCGAGCGTATTGTGCTTCTTGAGCTTGAGCCGCTAAAGCTAAGTCTTCAGCCTGTCCTTGTTGGTTAACTGCAGTCAATCCACCTAAAACACCTGCAGCTCCAATATCTTTAAGACTTTGTAGTTGTTGTGCTTGGCGTGCTTGAACATTTTGTTGAGCCATTTCTAAACCAAGAGTTGGAACCTGTAAGTTTTTAAACTTATCAGACTCTTGCATTTGAGCTAAAGATTGTGCGGCTTTACCTGCAGCATCTTCTGCTTCTGATTTAGCGTTTGCTCCTTGTATGATACTAGTTGCTGCACCTCCAGCTGCTAAAGCTAATCCACCTGCTGCTAGTAATGTTGCTGTTAATACTGCCATATTATAATAATTTAATCATTTCTGTACAATTGGTATTTGACTTTGTAAATCCACAGTTCTCGTATTTACTAATCAAACTATTATTAATAAGACAAGTCCAAACAGCTTTATGTCCTGCATCTTTACAAGCCTGAGATATTGTTTCAATTAATACCTCAATAGCTTCATGTCTATCCTCGTCTTTATATTCAAAATTAGATACTATAAACTCACAAAATGCGATTCCTGAATTAGTGAAATATGCAAAACCTGCACAAATATTCACATCTTCTTTTGAAATCATAAAACCACCTAATCCATTGTTGGGTAGCATTTCTTTTGGAGGGGCTTGCCATCTCCAATCTTTCCACCATTTTACCAATGTATTATCGTAGTCACTTTCGTTTAGTAACCTAATATTAAATTTCATTCTACAAATATAATTAAATTATCAAGGATAACTCTTGAATACGTCAGAAGTTACCATATACATTTCTGTGTAATCTGTATCGTTATTTGTAAACTCTACGCTCAAGTAAGTTCCTCTTGTTGGGCTAGACTCGGCTACCGGGCTCTTTTCATAAAGAATAAAGCTACCATTTGTTGGTGCGGTGCCAGTCACACTCACGGTTACTGTAGTCGCAGTGTGTGCAGTAATTGTTCCAATTAACGTAAGTACGCCTGAGTTAACCCAATAAAGTGCGTCTCCTGTGCTAATTATGTCACCGATATTAAACGCAAATGTAAGTACGCCTGTTGCATATGTTGTCACGTTCCCTATGCCTTGCACAGATGTCATAGACACATCGCTATGTGTGGCTTCGTTACGTCTGATATAAGCATACCAAGTGCCCTCTTTTAACGCATACCAATCTGCATCGATATACCCTTCTCCTTGGTCAGCTAATATAGCTGTATCCCAAGCAGTCGTTGAGTTAGTGGCTATGGTTTTAAATGACTTTGTTTGAGAAGGCTCGTTATTAAATATGGTTGTTATTTTAGAAGGATACAATGTTCCGTAGTAACTATTTCTAGTTTCATTCGAATTATGCTTATATAAATTACCGTCCTTGAATGTGTACAAATAATTATTCATAGACACCATCCACTCTGGTAAGTAAGAGTGGTATGATGTCCATCCTGATAATCTCGGAGAATATGTTATTGTATAGTTAGCCATATGCTTACAAATTTACTTATTTTAATATTACGGACAACTATAGAACGAAGTTATTTGAATTGAACCATTGTAACCTGAAGGAGGTGAATATTGAGACACCGTCGATCCTGTATAAGTATAGAATGTTTCAACAGGGTAAGGTAGTACATATCTTCTTCCTACTGATCCTGGAGCAATTGTAGTGAAAGCATATCCTGTTCCAGGGGAGCATTCAGAAAGCTCATAATAAGTAGTTGGGCTAGGGCATCCAGTTAATCCTGTTGAAGTAATTGAAAGCAATGTTCCTCCTGGATTGTAATTAATAATACCATCTACGATATATGTATTATCTCCAGAAGTAACTCTATCATTTAGGTTAAATGTATTTTCAGCGTAAACCTCAGAGTTGGCTGATGATCCATCAGAACATTTGTACAATACATACCATTCATATACAGGGCCACTAGGACATCCGTATTCGCCTGTTGATGTAATAGGTAATAATGTGCCTACTGGTTCTGTGTGCACTACACCTGTTACAGTTAATACAGATTCTCCTGATGTTACTCTGTCATTTTCAAAAAATGTATTTTCTGCATATTGCTCAGAATAACTTGTTTCTGATGTATCACAATCCAATAACTCGTACCAATCATATACTACTGGCTTCGTAGCTTGTGTAACTGCTATAACAATATCATCTGTACATCCTGATACTGTAATATTTAAATTTCTTGGAGCCCCTAAGTTTTCTAAAACCTCCACATAAATAAGTTGATTATTTGACCCAAACCTATCGCTTATAGTCAACCAATCATTAGTAGGCACCGTCACCTCCCAGTTTGTATTAGACTCAATGTAGAATGATTTCTTTTGCACAGTACCATCAAACGTTAAAGTTGTTGGCGTTACTGAAATTGAGCAAGTTTTAATCTTTCTGTCATTATCTACAGTTAACACATAATGCTCAAAATACGGATCCATCATACCAATCTTTACTGTATTGGTATCTAGGTTTGCCTTAAACCAGTTCTTCATGCCTTGAGATGATATTTCAAACAACCCATTAGGTTGTAATGCCATAACAGCACCACGTCTAGCGTCAGTAAAGAACAAGTCATTCCCCCACTTAGTGAAACTTTCTGGGTTTAAACTGATACCATATTCTCCTTCATAAGAAATCTGAGTACCCAATACCTCAGGAATAGATGCAACTACGCCTCCACCTGTTGAGTCACTTAATAAGTTCTTACCATAAAGAACTTTAGATATCTTATTCTCTTGCAATACAACTAAATCTGTATCACGAGAGTATAATTTTTGGATTGAACCAAAGAACCTATCTAAGTATTTAAAGTTTCCAAGTGATAAGTTAAACTCGTTCAATCTGTTAATTGCAGATGTCTGAGTATAAATACCGCTATAAGTTAACGCTTGAACAAGAGTTTGTTGCTCGTATCCTTCGACAGTTGAATTAGCACGTGGACTAAACTGCATCGTTGCAGAGTTCCAGTCATCTCTAATTCTAAAACTCTCAACCCCATTACCGAATGAGAATGCATTAAAGTCTGAATTAAAGTCAAACGTATTTAAATCTATTATCGCCGGAGAGCCCAATGCAATATCCTGATTGTCAACATTTCCATAGTGATTGCCATCGATAATAGGATACGTTTGTGAAAGCTCATAGTATATATCTTGGTTGGTGTCTACAGGAACTGTTTCAAACAAAGATGGGAACTCTGACTGCTGTAATGAAAACTGTGTATCAATAGCAGGCGTATCTCCTCCTTGGAATGAATAAAAATACATATATATAGGATACGACAAGGTCGTAGGAGCAATGGTTGACCCTTGTGATATAAGACCTGGTCTTCCAGTGGAAACTAATACTCCACGTCTAAAACAAACATTCTTAGGTCCAACACTTTGGTCTGATTCATCTAAAGCAATCCATTTTTGGTATGCTCCATCTTCAATGAACCACTCTTCAATGTTTACATAATCTTTTGTTGATACAAATGTTTGGGTAATCCATTGGTCTGTGCCATTGGTCTCTTTATATTTAAACGTCAAGATAGCACCAGCATTAACCGGCCTGTCTTGATTATCTGCTGGAGACGGACTCCAATTGTCTAACGTAAAGAATACGCCAGGAACAGGAGTGCTATGGTCAATAAGACCACCAAATATATTCAAACATACATCTTCTAGGTTACCACGACAGTTAACTACCCAATAATCTTTTGTAGTATGCCCTGTATTTGATAGGAATCTAATAGAGCAAGTGCTACCTGAGTAAGTTAAAGTTTGGTCCGCAGCAGAGTTAATGGCAATACCACTAGCAACTAATACCTTATAGTTTGCATCATAAGAAACATAATACTTAAATGTATCAGCAGCACCTCCAGTAGAATCAATCTCTACATAGAATCTAGCGTCATTTGAACCAGTGTAAGCGTTACTTGCTCCGGTAATCATGTCATTAATACCAACACCATAAAATATAGCTTGCTCAGCTACATTAAATCTATTTGTAACTAATGTACTAGCTGGATCTACTCCACCTCCCACATTGTAATCGTAGAAATATGTAACAGGAGGTAATACAGTTGACTCTATTTTTATTCTAAAATATACACCTGCAGGTTGATTAGACTCTGCACTATTTAAGAAGTTAGCGTTCTTTGACTCAATGTCCAATATTTTATACTGAACATTTGTGTTAGTTGTTGCACTTTTTAAATATACATATGAGCCAACAGCTATTTTATCTTGGTCTGCTTGGTTAATTAAAAACCACTTAAACTGACCGTCCTCAAAATAAGTTAATGGGAATACGTTGTAGTACTCTTGCTTATCTTGCTTAATTACAAAACGATAGTGTGTAGCAAAAGAAGGTGGCTGATATGTGCCGTCAATAGTTACACGAATATTATTGCCATCAATAGCGTTTGATGCAGGAATATATATTGTATTAGTATTATCTGTTGGTGTAATTACAGTAGTTGTTCTGCCGTAGTCATCTAAGTAAACAATACCAATCTCATAATCTCTATTACTTTTAAATGTAGGAGTAGGCGTGCCACTTACTATAGAATTAGATAATAGTGACAAAGAGAAAGCTGGATTAATAGGTTCCTTGTTATCCTTTAATAAATCAAAGAATTGAGTATAGTTACCATAAACCAATCTACTTCCAATAAGCTCTTGTGATTTAGCTTTGATAGGTACATTATCGAACAATCTATTTACTTGCTCAACTGGCAATAGTGTAAATACTTTGTTGTTCTTAAATGTGAATACGTAATCTGTATCATCATCGTAATTATTAAGCTCTTTAACTAAGCTATCAATTACATATGTGTTAGCACTTTGCGTATCTCTAAATACTAACTGAATCTCTTTTACATTTTTTGATCCTGAATTAAAAGTTATATCTGCTGTGTTAAAGTTATTAACCATAGATACGTTCTCTGATACACCATAATCATATGCATATTCTTTTGGAAAGAATGCTACAGGTGAGAATGGGGACAAAGCACTATACTCGTTGTCTAAATATTTATATCTGTAAGAGAAGTAAAGAAATTTATTCTCTAAATTGTTAGCCTCACCCTGTGAATACAAGTTAATTGTCGGCGCAGCCAAAGGTGGTGCTAAGATAACATTAATATCAGCCTCAGTAAAACCATCTACATCATAATTCTTCGCACGATCAATATTAATTCTGCGTGGAGGATTTAGATTATCAGTCCAGAAAAGAAGTCCGTTGATGTAGTTTATGCCTGTAACAAAATAATCCTTGTTAAAGCCAAGCAATGAAGTCGTAGTGGGTGTTTTAGTTGCACGAAGAACAGGAGTTAATATGTCTGTATCTTCATTATACTCGTAAACAGCATCTAAATAATCAGATGCAACTAACCAATAAATAGAATTGTCTGCATCATAAGCAAGTGAACCAATACAAGTTGCATTGGTTAACTCTAAATCAACTCCCTTCAATACGTTACCTAAATAGTTTTGTGCTACCCCATTACGTGAACCATCTTCCTCGACAAAAGCTCCGTCAGAATCGCCCACGATAATATTAAGTGCATCTCTATATGCGCCATCAGGTAAAAAGTGAGGGTCAAGATCTTTATTCATGACCCCCGAAAGGAAATTTCTTTGAAGTTCTATCATTTACTTAATCCACTTAGATTGGCCTCTCATACTCATTAGCAAGCGACCTGGGTGTAAATTACTTAATCTAATCTTTGCGTTTCTCCAATTAGAAACTTTTTCTTTGCGAGCTCTATTAATAACATACTCAGGCTGATTTGCCTTTGTGTTTAAGATAGCCCACTTAATGTATGAATAAATATACTCTTCTGCTAACTTAGGAATAGTAATCTGAGCGTCGTCACCTGGATACAATCCATCTGAAATATATTCTAATACAACAGAACGATTGAACATACCTGAGCTAAAGTTAATAACTCCTGCAGCCTTGTCTACTCTAAATGTAGGGTTTACGTTTGCTACTTCAGTATTCAATCCGTAAGCAGCACCGAATCCCCAAGTGAAATACCAAAGACCATCTACATACCAACCCCACTGATTATTGAATGGGCATAGCATATAGTTCTCTCCATCAATACGAGATAAGTCTAGTTTAGATGTTCCCTGCAATGCATTACCTTGGTCATCGAATAAAATCTGATACTCGTCATCCTGCAAGAATTCAATAGATGAATTAGCTTGAGGATTCTCAGTCATTGGGTATAAGTTGCCACCCCAGAATAAAGATACACGAACATAGTTCACGTAATCAGGAGGCAAGATAAACTTAAGGTCGTGTCCAACTTCTAACTGCAAAGCATTAATCTGACGATTACCATCGTAGTTTAATTCTTGTACAGCTCTTTTTGCGTGGAATAATACCTTGTATCTGTTGATGTTATTCAACAAATCGCCATCATCTGTATACATTAAGATGAAGTTGTTTACAACATCGCCTAATGTTACATTCTGATACGTGCCCCAATTGGCATCAGTGGGTGTTACCCCATCATTGGTATAATATTTCTCCTGATTCATTATTATTGTTTTTGATCAGTGTATGCTTCTTCTGCTCTTGCCGCTTGAACCACATCCATTTCTCTAATGTTAACACCTGCATATTCACAAATCTTAACGACTAACTTAGGGAAGTCAGATATAGCCAACTCGAAATCTTGGTAGTCATTAGCCGATTGATTAAACAAAGGGCTACCGTTAACTACTGTATAAGTCCATTTAGGATCTAACGGATATCTAACGTAATAGATATTGATGTTATCCGTAATGGTATTCGGATACACAGATACTTGATTACCTTGCATAACATACGTAGGGTATGTTTCTGTAGGTGCCGTTAAATTGGAATTAAGCAAATAATATAATTTACCTTGGTCCACATGAGTAACCTCTTTACCATTATAGTATAATACATTTAATAAGAAAAAGTTTGCAGGTAAGTCGAATCTACTATCTCCTGAATTGTATACTAAGTCTTCGTTCTTAGAGAAATAGTCAATAGTTTGGTCTATTTGCTTAGTGATATCGGAGTACCCACTGGTCTCCATACCCTTCATATCTTTTATCTTAGCCTGCTGAAAGTCAAAGAAGTATTGTTGGAACAATTCTAACTGAGCTTGCTTTGCAAAGCTGTTGAATTCTTCTGGTGTAATAAACCCATTATTATCCTTATTGATAATATTTAGGACAGTATTTCGTACGGAATTTATCATAATGACAAAGATAATAAAAAAAGGGCACTAGATGTGCCCTCTTAATTTAGCGATATTTTTTAGATAGTAACTCGTAGACATCTAAACCATCATTGCTTTGTAGCCACGACACGAGTAGTTTGGCAGGGTCTTCTCCAAATGGAACACCCATTAACTTATTCTTATTGTCAGGCAGGTTAAAGAAGATGTCTCGTTTCTTATTTTTCAATACGAACGTACCATCTTGCAATGCCTTAGCTGCGATATCATTCAACTTAAGCTCAGGGTCATTTAACATATTCATGAAGTCGTAAGGATGGTTACGTGCATATAAAATTAAGTCACGTCTCAATTCCTCTGTAGTTAAACGATCAACACGAGCACCTAATAGTACACGTCCTAATGCATCAGCTGTATTGATATCTA